AACATGCCTCCCCGGCACACAAAATCTGAGTTTGCTTCCTATTTACTGACATCTTGGTTCTTAGGGAAGTACCCTGATAAGAAGGTTATTCAGTCTTCTAATACGGCTGACCTTGCGGTTGGATTTGGACGTAAGGTTAGGAACTTGGTTGGGTCAGAGGCTTACGCAAAGGTATTTCCGAACGTAAGTTTGAGACAGGATAGCAAAGCCGCAGGCCGGTGGGCGACTAATCAGAACGGGGAATACTTTGCTATTGGAGTTGGGGGAACTGTTACTGGCAAAGGGGCAGACTTACTCATCATTGACGACCCACATTCTGAACAAGAGGCGGCTTTAGCTTCTGGAGATCCGTCTGTTTTTGACAAAGTATATGAGTGGTACACCTCTGGGCCGCGTCAGCGTCTACAGCCGGGAGGGGCGATTGTTATTGTGATGACACGCTGGGGCGAGAAAGATTTAACTGGCAGAGTTATCAAAGATGCCATGCTCCGGGACAAAGGCGAAGAGTGGGAAGTCATTGAATTCCCGGCTATCATGCCTTCGGGCAAACCCTTATGGCCTGAATTTTGGTCGGCTAAGGAGTTGGAAGCTCTTAGAGATGAACTTCCCCCGGCTAAATGGTACGCTCAGTACCAACAGACCCCTACTGGAGAAGAGGGAGCTTTAGTTAAAAGGGACTGGTGGAAGATTTGGAAAACAGAAAGACCGCCGGAGTGTGACTTTATTATTCAGTCTTGGGATACGGCATTTACAAAAAACGAGAGGTCTGACTATTCCGCCTGCACGACTTGGGGTGTATTTAGGATGGACGACGATCCTAATAACATACACATTATCCTGCTAGATGCATTCCAAAAAAGGATGGAGTTTCCAGAACTCAAGGCTAAAGCTCTTGTGATGTATCAAGATTGGGAACCTGATGCTTGTATCATTGAGGCCAAAGCTGCGGGCGCTCCCCTTGTATTTGAGCTTAGACAAATGGGGATAGCCGTGTCAGAATACACGCCTACCCGTGGCAATGATAAATTTGTGCGTATCAATTCCATTACTGATTTATTCAGTAGTGGTAAAGTGTGGGCTCCTGAAACAAGGTGGGCTACAGAAGTGATTGAGCAGATGGCAGCTTTCCCAAATGGGGATCACGATGACTTGGTTGATTCGTCAACACAGGCATTAATTCGTTTTAGAAAAGGTGGCTTTATCCGTCTGGACTCAGATGAAAAAGAAGAGATAAAGAGTTTCCGCCGCAAGAACACTTACTATTAAGGAATACATATGGCAACCAACAGCATGGCCCCTTCTTTATACCAAGCACCTATGGGCATTGATAATGGAGACCCTCTTGAGATTGAAATAGAAAATCCTGATAGCGTTACGGTTCATGCTGGGGATATGGAGATTGAGATTCTCTCCCATGCTGAAGGTGACTTTGACGAGAACTTAGCCGAAGCAATGGATGAGGGCGAGTTACAGTTACTTGGCTCTGAACTTATTGATTTAGTAGAAGCAGATATTCAATCCCGCAAAGACTGGGTAGAGATGTATGTCAAAGGGCTAGAAGTCCTTGGCATGAACTACGAAGAGAGAACAGAACCTTGGAATGGTGCTTGTGGTGTTTTCTCTACTATCTTGACTGAAGCCGCTATCCGATTCCAGTCGGAAACAATTACTGAAAGCTTCCCGGCACAAGGCCCGGTTAAGACACAGATTATTGGCGATGACAACCAAGAAACTGTAGCAGCGGCAGAACGTGTACGTGAGGACATGAACTACCAACTAACAGATGTAATGAGCGAATACCGGCCTGAGCATGAAAGGATGCTTTACAACTTGGGCCTAGCTGGAGCAGCGTTTAAGAAAGTTTACTTTGACCCTGCATTGGATCGTCAGACGGCAATGTTTATTCCTGCCGAAGATTTGATTATTCCCTACGGCGCATCTAGTGCTAATACAGCAGAACGTGTTACGCACTTAATGCGTAAGACTAAAAATGATATTAAGCATTTACAAGTTGCAGGCTTTTACCGGGACATTGATCTGGGCGAACCAGACAACACCCACACCGATGTAGAAAAGAAAAAAGCTGAAGGTCAAGGATATTCTTTAACTGACGATGACCGTTACCAAATTTATGAAATCCATGTTGACTACAACATGCCGGGGTACGAGGATAAAAATGAAGTAGCTCTTCCTTATGTAGTTACCATTGACCGTAGTACTACTGAAATCCTAGCCATCCGCCGTAACTGGGAAGAGGATGATAAGACAAAACAAAAGCGCCAGCACTTTGTCCAGTACACCTACGTACCCGGCTTTGGTGCTTATGGCTTAGGACTAATTCACCTAATTGGTGGATACGCCCGCGCTGGAACTTCTCTAATTCGTCAGTTGGTTGATGCTGGTACGTTAAGCAATTTACCCGGCGGCATGAAAGCCCGTGGGCTACGTGTAAAGGGTGACGATACACCTATCGCGCCGGGAGAGTTTCGTGATGTTGATGTTGCATCTGGAACACTCCGCGACAACATCATGCCGCTTCCATATAAGGAACCAAGCCAAGTATTGCTGGCGCTACTTAATCAGATAACTGAAGAAGGCCGTCGCTTAGGATCTATAGCTGATATACAAGTTAGTGACATGGGAGCAAATGCGCCGGTTGGAACTACGTTGGCATTGTTGGAGCGTCAGCTTAAAACAATGAGCGCTGTTCAAGCGCGTGTTCATTACTCTATGAAGCAGGAATTCAAACTGCTCAAAACGTTAATTCGTGACCACACACCAGAAGAGTACAGCTACAAACCAGAAGGCGGTAATCGTAAAGCCAAGCAAGCAGACTATGACTTGGTTGAAATTATTCCGGTCAGCGATCCCAATAGCACCACGATGGCGCAACGGATCATGCAGTATCAGGCAGTTACCCAACTGTCTGCTCAAGCTCCAAACATTTATGACTTGCCGTATTTGCATCGTCAGATGATTGAAGTGCTAGGCGTTAAGAACGCAGACAAGATTGTGCCTATTGAAGACGATCAAAAACCGCGTGATCCTATTAGTGAGAACATGGCTTTCCTTAAAGGTAAACCTACTAAGGCATTTATCTACCAAGACCACGAAGCCCATATTGCAGTGCATTCAACATTTATGCAAGACCCGATGATTGCGGCGCAGATAGGCCAAAACCCTATGGCTCAACAAATGCAGTCAGCTATCCAAGCTCATATTGCAGAACACCTTGGATTCTTATATCGCTCTAAGATTGAAGAACGCCTTGGCGCACCTATGCCTAAACCGGACGTTGAGCTCCCTCCTGAGTTGGAAGTCGAGTTGTCCCGCGCTGTGGCGCAGGCATCGCAGCAGTTATTGCAAATGAATAAGTCCCAAGCTGCTCAAGCTCAAGCCCAACAGCAGATGCAAGACCCAATTATCCAAATGCAGATGCAAGAGCTTCAGATTAAGAAGCAGAAGGCTGACGCGGATGTCAAGAAAATTGACGCGGACATTGCGCTGTCTCAAGCTCGATTGGCCTTGGACGCAGACAAAAGCGGAATTAGCCCTATGCAAATTGAGCAAGAAGCTATGCAAGCCGAACAGTTGCACCAGCAGCAGCTTCAAATTAATGCTCAAAAAGCAGCACAAGCTCAAGCTGCACAGCAACAAGCCCAACAACAACAGGCTCAATTGCACCAGCAAGGAATGATGCATAAAGATCAACTTCAACAACAGAAACTAACCCCCGGAGGTATGTGATGGACGCAATGACTGCATTAATTAAAGATATAGATGAAGATATACAACAATTAAACCAAGTAATTACTTCTGGCGCAATCAATGATTTTGCAGAGTATAAATATTTGTGCGGTCAGATACTAGGATTAACTAAATCTTTATACTATGTAAAAGACATGGAAAAACGTTTACAACAATCGGATAGTTAGGTTTGGATGGGTTTATCTGGGGTTACCCGCCGAAATACGCTAAACCCCATGCGTGAAAGTAAGGAAATCGAATGTCAGAATTTAATGTTAACGCCGTAGATTT